TGATTTCCTCTTTTAGGCTTTCTAGTATGTCTATCTGTACTAAGTACCTATCAAATGTAGTTAGAAAAAAGAAATTATCTTCTAAGCCTTTTTCTTCTGCCATTTTTTTAATTTCTTCTGCCTGCTCCTTAAGACTCATATTATTATCTAGCATATAAATTACTCCTTTCCGCTATATTATTAAAAAATGGTGTAAAATTAAGCATTTTAACCACTTTTTAAAGCTTTTAGCCCTGTTTTTCCAAAAAAATCACGTATTTTATAAATTGTGTATTTTGAGG